CTAGAGTTCGCCATAGTAACTATTTCAGGACTGAATGGTAAAAATTTATTAAACTTGCTAGGAATAACTTTGGGATTTATTTTAGCTATCATATTCATTACATAAAACGGTTGTGCTATGGTATCTGCAATGCCTAGTTGTAATTTCTTAGATTGAATAATGTCCATGAAAGCCAATGCACCAGCATATTGTTTTTTCTTTCTGATAATGTCTGGAATTTTTAATCCTGTGATACTTGGAGGAGCGCCGCCTGCACGGCCTTTGCTACTTATATTAATTTGATGCCCTGATGCTGGATCTATTAGAGCATAGCTGTCTGCTATGGCTGTATTTTGTTTACTAGGAAAGAACAATGTTAACGATTCTAATGGCGCATTTAACCATTTAAGAAATTTGTCTCTATTAGGAAATTCACTGATACCTTTAATTAAAGCCCATACTCCTAAATATTCGCCTGCATTATCATTAATAGCAGCTACTGCTTTAGAATCTAAGCCTTGTGATAATACCGGAGATTTACCTGCAGAAATTTCTTTAGCTAGATTAATAACAATTTTTCCTATATCACTGGACTGAAGTATTGTATTAACCGCCAAGACTTTACCTAAATTACCAGCAACAATATTCTTTTCTGCTAGGCCAACTTCACTGGGTTTTAATTTAAGCCCTTCTTTAGTTAAAGGTGAAGTTTTTTCCTGTCCTGGTGGAATAGCCTGACCACCATAATCACTGGTTTTTAAAAAACTGCTTAATGGATACACTGTACCGTTTTTGGCTGTAAGTCCAAGACGTTGGCCTTTAACTTCCAATTCGCCAGATTTGTGTAGTTTTATCAGTGCTTCGCCTTCGCTGGGTTTAATAATAACAGGAGTACCATCTGCTAGATATAGCGGTTTTCCATATTTGATATTCATTATCAAATTGTTAAATCTACCTATATCTTTAAGTAATTTAGGTAAACTTAGAGTCTGTTCTTCAATTAATAGTTCGCAAATTTTCATGATATAGTATTTATCTGCGTTCTATATCATCTTCATTGCAAGCTATTCCATATTGAATTTCAACTATTTTACAGGGTATATCTGATGGATTATGCAGTTTGTGCCAGCATTCTGCTCGAACAGTAAATTGATCATGTTTCTTAAGTTTAACATGACTAATTGTGGTAGTATCCTCAAAGTCTACAGTACAACTGCCTTCTGCTACATGCCAATGTTCATCTCGATCATAATGTCGTTGCATGGTTAGGCTTTGTCCTGGATTTATAGTAAGTTCTTTAACCTTGCTTCCTAGAACTTCATGTAATACGCGGTAGTACCCCCAGGGACGATCTGTCTTAGGTGCTTTCCATTCTTCTAAGATCCAACTACTACTATTCTTTTTAGTCGTACCACCAACTCCAAACACAAATTCTACGTTGGGTTCACTCATTTCAGGAATGTTTTCTGCTGTGCGGTCACCACCATTGGCAAAGATGATTTTGCTGTTAGGATACATCATTTTAACGTTGCGTATGGCTTCCATTGCGTGGTCTTCTATATCATCGAACAATATACAATGATCCACCATACGTAGAGTTTCTATGATCTTAATGCGTTCATGGCCAGGCATGAACTCACGCCCTTTCTTACGACGCAGCCAGCTGTCGCTGTTTACACCAACTACTAGAACATCACCTAGGAGTTTAGCCGCACGAAAATATTCTATGTGTCCGCTATGCAGTGGATCAAATCCACCAGTTACCAGGACTACTCTATTGATCATTGTCTTTATCCTGATATTTTTTAGGTGGTCTTCTAACACCTACTGGTTTTAAAATTTTAGTTTCAATTGTGGTTTGTTTAGCCTGTTTAATAATATTTTCTTTTGAAACTGTACTACGAGTGTTGAATATTCCATCAATTTTAGGCTCGCCGGCTTCTTTGGGAATTTCTGTCCAAGTACTTACATAGTCAATATAGTAGTTTTCTTTATCTAACCAAGGGTATAACACATCTTCCTGTCTCAGATATCCAAACTTGTTTACAGAATTAATCACAGTAGGATGTAGAAGTCCTTTATCGACTAAATCATACCAAGTTGTGGTTGTGGGATCCATTGGTTCTACGTTGGATTTATACACTGCTATGTTTATCCAAGGATCATTAAACTTTTTCAATAGATACGCATCACGGCAGTCAAACCCATTAACTGCCAACATGTAAATTAAATTAACTGGTGTATAATGATAGAAACAGCCACTATGTGATCTACTGTAATACTTGTTGTCTTCTACTCCGCTATGCTGAGGAACCGATAATATCAGCATGGCATTAACGTTCATTAACTTATTCCAATTGCGTAGAGTAGCAATAGGATCTGTACTATACTGTAGACAATCGTGAGCAAACATTAAATCAGCGTTTACTGGAACACAAACACCATTAAAGTCACGTTCCATTTTATGTATGTTTGTTAAATTTGGGATTTGAGATAGTTTACTTGCATCTCTATCAACTGCAAAACAATTGTAATTATACGGCACAGGAGGATCGTCTCGGGTTTCTAATGTTGCCCACCAAGTGATATCTTCGCCTGTACCACAGCCCACATCAACAATAGTTTTTAGACTGTCAAGAAAGCTGTCATATTCTCTTAATAGGTTTAGTATGCTTACACTGTGTCTTTCAGACATTTTTTAGTACCTTAAACATATATTCTTTATTAAATTTATTATAGGTTTCGCAGAAATGGTTACTCCAAAATTGTTCTGCTGTAGAGTCGTTTTGTAGTCTGCTGACTTGCAGTGCATGTACTGTGCTAGAAATATTATCTTTAATATTAGTAAATTTGATTGCTTCATCAGCAGTTGCTGACATTGGAGTTGAAAGACGCTTAATTTGATCCCACTCTTCTAAAAGTTTATCTGTATTACCCAATGGACGCATCTTCCATACCTGCTGTACGTAGACGAGTCACATGTCCAAGCATGAAGTTTTTGCTTTCTAGTCCTTTCATAATACCTAACCACTTGTTACGTAATAATGCTACTTCATTGATGATAGTCTCAAAGTCAATAACTTCATCTTCACCGTCTACGTATTTTTCTGCGTCACGACTAGTTAAAGCACGAGCGTATCCTTCTAGATATTTTTGGAAGTGTTTCTTGCGTATTTTTCTTAATTGAATATTTAGATAGTTGAGAACCGCTTCGATCTCTTGCAACTGATTAAAGCGTCGTTCTGTAATTCCGGGCAGGCCAGCAAGATTTTTTTCTATGTTGCCATAGACCCCAACTTCTCGTCGTGCGTCTTCTAATTCTACTTCATAATGTTGTATGAAGTCGGGGATACTACCTAAACTTGCAACTACACGACTATACCACATTAATAATCATCACTATTATCTTCAGTGTCAATAGCTTCATCTTCTTCATCTTCACCTAGATATTCTTTAACAGCTCGACCTAAATAAGCATCAGTACCACCAAATGCTTTAAGATCACTTTCAGTAATGTTATGATCGGCTACTACACTAATCACATGGTCTGCGGCTGCTTGGCGATCTTTCTGTGCTATGTACTCTTTGGTGGTTAACCAAATATCACCTAAAATATCAACTTCAAAGCTCATTCTGCTGTCTCCTCTTCTGTTTCTTCAACTACCTTTGATTCAGTACTTAGCAAGTTAACATTAGAACTAAGTTCTTTCATCACTTTATCTAAACACCCATCTTCATTACGTTCCCACGCTTTGCGGAATTGTTTAATAGTTGTTTTATCAGCAAAAGTATAAACCAAACTATTGCCTTCTTTAGCCAACAAGCTCTTAGCTTCCAGCATGTCTGTTAAGCCGCTGTATGGACTCATGCCTGTTTCATATGGAATCTCAACTTGGACTGACTCAAAAGGTTTAGCATAACGTGTTTTCATAATCTTACAAGCTGCACGGATACCGTTAACAGTTGTGGTCTTATTACCATCAGCGTCTGTTTTAAGTTTAAGTTTACGCATAGCTACTACGATACTAGACGCATAGATAAAGCCTTGACCGCCACTAATCTTATCATCTGGATCAAACATGTCCTGACTAGCGTAGGTATGGTTAGTACAAACTAATCCAAGATTCAATGTACCAAACATGTTCACGCAGTTACGGACCAATGCTGTAAGTGCTTTAGGTTTACGGCCCATATCACCTTTCATTTCACC